CCTGCGTAAAAATCAATACACCGCAATCACTGCAAACAACAAGTACATATCTTTGCCAAACGATTTTCTTTCTACTTATTCGTTGGCTTTGGTGACAGGCGTTGTTGGTGGAAACTTGGATACAGGCACGTTTGAGTACTTGCTCAACAAGGATGTGAACTTCATCCGTCAGGCGTATCCAAGCCCCAACGACACGGGCGAGCCAAAATATTACGCGCTGTTTGGCCCAACAATTATCAGTTCATCAATTACAAACGAGCTGTCTCTTATTCTTGGCCCAACACCAGATGCCGCGTATTACGTTGAGTTGCATTACTACTATTACCCAGAGTCAATTACCACAGCGGTAACTACATGGCTTGGTGACAACTTTGATTCCGTGCTTTTGTATGGCTCCTTGGTAGAGGCTTACACCTTTATGAAAGGTGAAGTTGACATCATCACTGGGTACGATGCCAAGTACAAAGAGGCACTTGCGTTGGCCAAACGTCTGGGTGATGGTCTGGAGCGCAGCGATGCGTACCGTAGCGGCCAGTACAGGGAAGCACCGTTACCTCAGAATAATGGGGTGCGTTGATGGCTTTCACAGGAAATTTTTCTTGCAATACGTTGCGGACTGGGCTGGCAAACGGGGCAATCAACTTGACCTCGGATACATTCCGATTGGCTCTGTATACCAACGATGCAACATTGGACGAAACCACCACGGCGTATACAGTCACAGGTGAAGCATCAGGCGGAAACTACGTGGCTGGCGGAGAGATTGTCACCCCCACTGTGTCATCTCAAACCACAGCTTCAGGCAGTGTGACTTACGTCACCTTTACTTCTCCGTCATGGACAGGTGCAATCACGGCCCGTGGCGCGTTGATCTACAAAGCAGGCGACAATGGCGCAGTCTGTGTACTTGATTTTGGCAACAACAAAACATCAACCACTTCATTCACCGTGACGATGCCCGCAAACACAAGCACGTCAGCACTTATAAGGATCGTGTAATGGCACTTGTAACCACAACCAAAGGCGAAATGGACGATTCTCTGCTTGTAAAGCAAGAGGGTACAGTCGATAATGACAACGAACTCACCACATGGGTTGAGTACTGGTTGGACGGAGAACTTGTTCACCGTTCCGCGCATGTAACTTTGAAAAAGTCACCCGCGTTTGTTGGTGGCGAGGCAGCTTCTTTTTAAGGAAATATTATGGCAAATACCCAATCAATGACAACTTCGTTCATGGGCGAGTTACTGACAGCAACCCATAACTTTGGCGTTTCGCCCATTCGTGCGGCTTCTACCGCCGACACCTTCAAAGCTGCGTTGTACTTGGCTTCCGCCACCATTAACGCATCAACCACAGTTTACACAGTGTCTGGTGAAGTGTCCGGTGCTGGATACTCTGCTGGGGGCATAGTTGTAACAAACGCCACGCCACCAACTGCAACCAACGCATCAGCAACTGCTGGGGTAGCCTTTTTTACGCCTTCTGCCAGTTTGATTTACACCTCAGTGACTTTGACCACAGCGTTTGATGCAGTGTTGATCTACAACTCTTCACAGAGTAACAAGGCGGTGAGTGTTCACACGTTTGGTTCACAGACCATCACGGCGGGTACTTTCACTTTGACAATGCCTGCAAACACAACCACAACAGCATTGTTGCGTCTGGCTACAACTTAAGCGGAGGCGGCGCAGGCCGTAGACCATGTTTGGTATATCCGCATACGCCCAGTCACCTTATGCCGCTCTTGGCGAAAATGTAGTCGTCGTTGCCCTGACGGGCGTAGCCGCGACCGGGAATGTTGGAACAGTTGTAGCGGGTAAAGAATTCGCCCTGACAGGCGTTGAGGCCACAGGCAGTGTTGGAACAGTCGTTGTTTCAGGTTCTGTGGCAGTAACAGGCGTAGAAGCATCGGGCAGTGTTGGGACGGTTGTACAAAGCATCTCTGTTGCTCTGACAGGCGTTTTGTGCCACCCAGACATTGGTGATGTAAACGAAACCAACTTTCCGTTAATAGCCGGAGTCCACGCCAACGGTGAAGTCGGTACGCCCACAGCAGCGCCAACAATTGCCTTGTCTGGTGTGGCTGCTTCCGGCGCGGTTGGGACAATAACTAACGGTGGCGTAGAGGTTGCCCTGTCTGGTGTAGAGGCTTTCGGTTTTGCCGGAACGATGATCTACAACGAGTCGGACGCGACATTTGGCGACGAGGCTATAGGGTCAGTTGGTACGGTAGAACCCGTAATTTCAGTTGCTTTGACTGGGGTTGTGGCAGCAGGCGCGGTTGGCACGGTTGCTCGCGGTGAGACAGAAATAGGCTTGAGCGGCGTTGGCGCTGTTGGGGTAGTAGGTACGGCAGTCCCAGCCCCGCTTATTGCTTTGTCTGGAGTTCAGGCCACAGGCACAGTTGGAAATGTGATTGCTATCTACTGGAAGTTGGTAGATGACAGTCAGACCGCAAACTGGCAAAATGTCAACAATTCTCAAACTGCTGGCTGGACGTTGGTGAACAATGCAGAAACACCTGACTGGACGTTGGTTGAAACGGAATAAGGATACACATGGCTTTCGTACTTGCAGACCGAGTTAAAGAGACGACCACCACGACGGGTACGGTAACAGTGACTCTGCTTGGCGCATCGACTGGGTATCAGTCTTTTTCAGCCATTGGTGACGCTAACACCACCTACTACACGATTGCCGGGCAGACTGGCTCAGAGTGGGAAGTTGGGATTGGCACATACACCGCATCCGGTACAACGCTTGCAAGAACCGCAGTTATTTCATCCAGCAACGCAGGAGCGTTGGTTAACTTCAGCGCAGGTACGAAAGATGTGTTTGTCACCTACCCCGCAGAATTTACGGCGAATGCTATTGGTGGTGGTGTTGGCGCGGTGCTTCTGAATGCGGACACCGCAACTGCAAGTGGAACGATTGCCACAGGCCAGAATGGTTTCACTGTTGGCCCACTTACTATTGCAAGCGGCGTGACTATCACCCTTGCTTCTGGACAAAGGCACGTAATCATCTAATTATGAAAACACGTACATTGTTAGAACTAGAAAACATAAAAACCTCTTGGTATATTGCAGAAGATGGAATTGTTCGTTGGAATAGAAATGCAAAAAATGGCATTTGTGTCGGCGATCAAGTCGGACTTTCAAAGATGAAGTCAGGACATTTGTCTTGCTATTTGACAACCAACAAAAAAGCAAAATGCTATTCAGTTGGGCGCGTTGCGTGGTTTTTACACAATAATGAATGGCCTACAAATGAAATAGACCATATTGACAATAACCCAACAAACAATACTAAAGCCAATTTGCGCTTGGCAAATAGAGCAGAACAATGCACAAACAGAATTGCTGGCGTTTCAGGTAGAAAAAACAAAGGCGTTTATAAAAGAAAAACAAAAGACGGCTATACATGGAGATGCCAATTGCAGTTAAATGGAAAACAGACTTCTCTTGGAACATTTGGCGCAAAAGAAGACGCTATTGAGTTTATGGAGTTGGCAGTTCAGATGTTGCATAAAGACTTTGCAAACATAAAATCATATGAGAGGGCTGTGTAATGTCCACGATCAAGTCATCCACCACGTTAACCACTGCATATTCGGTAGAAGCAGACACCACAGGGGCGCTTGTCATTCAGACAGGTGCTGCGCCTACGACTGCGGTAACTGTAGCGGCAGATCAGAGTGTGACATTTGCACAAGCCGCTAACCTACCAAACACATTTGGCTTCAAGAACCGCATCATCAATGGTGCAATGGTGATTGACCAAAGGAATGCGGGGGCGAGTGTAAGTATTTCAGGCGGGGGGCAAGTTTTTGGAGTTGATCGGTGGGCTGGATACGCCTCTGGTGGAGGAGTGTTCTCCGCGCAGCAAAGCACCACTGCACCAGCAGGATTTAAGAATAGCTGGTTAGCCACGGTAACAACGGCTGATGCATCTGTGGCTGCTGGCGATTACTACATGCTGGAACAGAATATTGAGGGATTAAATGTTTCGGACTTGGATTTTGGACTCTCTAGTGCCAGCACCGTTACGCTTTCTTTTTGGGTTAGGTCTAGCCTCACTGGAACTTATAGCGGTGGACTCTTAAATTCCGGAGCCAATCGCGCCTACCCATTTACATACTCAATTTCATCTGCGAATACATGGGAGCAGAAGTCCGTAACTATTACTGGCGACACCTCGGGCACTTGGCTCACTACAAGCGGTATTGGGCTGCGTTTAAGACTTAGTTTAGGTAGTGGGTCAACTTGTCAGGCATCGGCTGGATCGTGGGCGGCGGGAAATTATTTTGCTGTTTCTGGAAGCGCCAACTGG